TGGTGACAATGGATCTACTCCACCATCTGCAAGTTCAATTATTACTGTTGGTGGTGCTGGTGCATTTTTTAACAAGACAGATACGAGAACAGCAAATACTATTTTATCTGGGCCAACAACTGGCTCGGCTGCAGCACCGACATTCCGAGCTTTGGTTGCGGCTGATTTACTTAAATTAAATGAATTTACTGCCCCTGATGGATCTGTAAGCCTTAACAGCCAAAAGATTACAAACTTAGCTACGCCGACAGCTGATGGTGATGCGGCAAGTAAATCGTATGTAGACGGTGTTTCACAAGGATTAGATATTAAGGAAGCTGTAAAAGTGGCTACAACAGCAAACATAACTTTATCTGGAACACAAACTATTGATGGCGTTGCGGTTTCTGCTGACGAAAGAGTATTGGTCAAAGACCAGAGTACTCAGTCCCAGAACGGACTGTATCTTTGCAAGTCTGGCTCATGGGCAAGGACTGATGATTTAGCAGCGGGTTCAGATGCGTCATCTGTATTCGTATTTGTAGATCAAGGAACTGTCAATTCTGAAAATGGGTTTGTTTGTACGACTTCGAAGGGATCAGCGGTCACAGGAACTAACAACCTTGCTTTCACTCAGTTCTCAGGAGCAGGTCAGATCACGGCATCAGACGGGCTTTCTAAATCTGGAAACACTTTATCTGTTGATCTTAAATCAAATGGTGGTCTAGTTATTGAGTCAAGTGAAATTGCTGTTGATCTTGCAGCAAGTTCGATCACTGGAACTTTAGCCGTTTCTGACGGTGGAACGGGATCTACAAGTGCAAGTGCTGCTAGA